TTTATAGAAAGTTCAACCTTGACTTTTTCTGTGATGAATAATAGTAGATTAAAAAAGGAAGCAGAACAGTTTAATTATTCTAAGTATGGAAATAATCCTAAAATAGCTAAGGCTCTTTTATTTGAATTAGAGAAAAGAGGATTAGATGATGAAAAAGAAAAATTAAATAATTATTTGAAAAAGATTAATTATTTAGAACCTTGGAATATAAAATAATCGATACTTATTTAATGAATAATTTAAAAGAAAATAATATGATATGGTTAAATCAATTAAAAAATGCTGGATGTACTCAAGACGAATTAGAATATATTAAAAATGGAAATGAAATAATTTTTAATCAAAAAAGAATGTTGCATATAATAAAAAGTATAAGAGGAATAAAATAATGATTAATGAAAAATTATTAGAAGACATTAAAATTTGTTATGCTAAAATAAATGACAAAGTAAAACAAAGAAGAATAGAAATTGATAATCAAAAAATGGTTAGTGTAAAAATAGTTAATATTGAAAATGAATTAGTATTATATGAGAAAGAATTAAACGAATTAAAAAACAGATTATTTATTTTTTTAGGAGAAAAACAATGATGATTAGTACTACAGGAACAAGTATAGAAACTTATTTACAATGGGTAAAAGATGAAATAGAAAAAAAGAAATGGGGTGAAGTATCTATTAATTTTACTATTTGTAATAAACAAGTAACAGATGTTAGAAAAGGATCATTTGATTCTGATCATTTTCCGTTAAAAAAGGAGAAATAAAGTACTTTTACTTTTTTTAGTTTTACTATATATTTAATATATAGTAATTGTCGATCTGAAAACAGAAGGCAGTTAGATTATTTAGTGGATTTATTCCCATTATTTAATTTAACTGCCTTTTTTTATTAAAAACTTTAGGAGGTTTTTAAAAGAAATTATGGGTGCTAAGAAAAATAGGATTTTAGCTGCTAAGGAACGTAGACAGGAGTCCTTAAATAATAAGACTACTGTTCAAGTTACTGAAAAGAAAAATCCAGAAATTAAAAATGAAAAAAACAAAGAAATTATAACCGAAAAAAGAGGTCGTGGGAGACCTCCTAAATCTGTAAAAGAAATGAACCAGAAAGGAATAAAGAAACTTTCAGGGTTAAAGGGGAAGAAGTAATGAGCGATGAATATGAGAATGGGAATGAAATTACATTAGAAACAGTAAAGGCATTTTTAGAAGCTAATAAAGAAACACCTGAAGTAGAGGAATTTATAAAATCTATTTCTATTGAAAAAACTTTAAGTTCAGAGGTAGTAAATGGTTTTTTAGAAACTGCCGAAGGAAAAAGTTTATTACAACCTAAACTTGATGCTTTTGCTACTAAGGCAATTATTTCTCATGACGAAAAAAAGAAAAAAGAAATAGACGCAGAAGTTGCTCGTAGAGTAAATGAAAAATTAGCAGAATTAAATAAGGAGGATACTCCAGAACAAAGGCAAATAAAAGAGCAAGCTCAAAGAATGAAAGAACTTGAAGAAAAATATGAAAATGATAAAAAAATAGCTAAAATTAATGAGATTGCTTATAAAGAAGGAATTGATCCTGCATTTGTTGGAGGACTTAAATTTGATTCAGCTGAAGAATTTGGATTGTATGCAAATAGATTAAAAGACTTTGTTAAAAAAGAAAAAGAAAAGACTATAAATGAATTTGTAGCTTCTAATTCTTATAAACCAAGTGGAAGTAAAAGTCAGGATAAAGAAAAGCTTGATTTAAGTAATCTTTCAATGGAAAAATTAGTAGAATTAGAAGAGCAAGGAAAACTTGATTCAGAATTAGTTAGTTAAGGAGAATAAATATGGGTTTAGAAAATTTTATTCCTAAACTTTGGTCTGCCAAAATGTTGGTTAGACTAAGAAAATCCCTAGTATTTGGTAATATTGTTAATACCGATTATGAGGGAGAAATCACGGGTATGGGGGATACAGTACATATTAATGAAATAGGTCCTATTACTGTATCTGATTATACTAAATATGGTGCATTGAGTTGGCAAGCTTTAACTTCTGCACAAAAAACATTATTAATTGATCAAGCAAAATCTTTTAGTTTTGCTATTGATGATATTGATACTATACAGCAGAAGCCTAAAGTTATGAATGAAGCGATGCAGGAAGCTGCTTATGCAATCAGTGATACTATAGATCAGTACATTGCATCTAAATATACTGACTCTGCTGTAGTTGGTTCAGCTGGAACTGTAGGAACTTCTTCAACTTCCCTTTCAGTATCTTCTGGAAATATTGTAGAAACTATTTCTTATGCTTCTCGATATCTTTCCGAAGCAAATGTTCCTGATGCTGCTAGGTGGATTGTTGTACCACCTTGGGTTCATCAAAAATTAATTTTAGCTGAAATTGGTATTTCTGCAACTGCGGTTCCTAAAATTACTACAGGTAATGTTCTTCCTGGAACTGTTGGAAACGCTATGGGTTTTGAAATTTATGTTTCAAATAATGTTTCTAATGATGGTACTCAGTATAGAATTATGGGTGGCGTCCGTTCTGCTGTTAGTTATGCCGGACAGGTTAGTAAAATTAAAGCAGTTGAACGTGAAGATTATTTTGATCAAGGTGTAAAAGGTCTATATGTTTATGGAGCAAAGGTTGTTAGACCTAATGCCCTTATAACTCTTTATCTAGCTGAAGCAGCTGGTTAAGGGAAGGAGGTAATATATGGGAAGCACAACTTTAACTATTTTAACCCCAACACTTTTAGGCACAACTATTGTTGGAGTAACTGGAGTGGCATCCAGTGAAACTTGTACCCTTCAAGTATCTACTGCACAAGGGGCTATTGATTTTAGTTCTTTGTTTATTAGAGTAACTGCTGTTGGTGGTTCTGTAACACCTTCTGTAAATTCAGGCACAATATATTCTGGTGTTGAACAGGGAACTAAGGCTTTAACTGTAATTGCTAGTTCAGCCTCTGCTATAATAGGTGGTCAAGATTTTGAGGGAGCTAGATTTTTACAATGTACGGCAAAGACTGTAATTATAAGTTTTGTAGGGACTGGTACAGCATCGATAGAAGCTTTTCAATACCCCAGATCCACTGAGTAATAGTTTTTAAAAAGAGCAAGGAATATAAAAATAGTAAATATTAATTTAAAAAAATACCAACCTTGCTCTTTATTTTTTAGGAAAAACCAATGGCAATATTAACAGCATCTGAAGTATCTATATATGCTCCTAATATAACAGCTACTGCTGGAACAATTATAGCTGGAAATTATATACAAATAATACAAGATCGAATTTGTTTAATCACTAATAATTATTTTACTTCTGATGAATTAAGTATTCAGTCAACTGTTACTTTTGATGCTACTGCTGGGACAATTACATTAGATGCAGAATACTGGGAAAATTATGGTTTTAAAGCTAATGATGATTTTATAATTTATGGCAGTTATAGAAATGATGGAGTAAAAACAATAGACAGTTTATCAAATACTATTTTAACAGTAGCAAGTTCATCTTCTGTAATTAAAGAAGATTTTAATAATAATTCAGGTTCAATAATATATTTTAGTGTAGTTCAATGGCCAGTAGCTATAAAACAAATAGCTGCTTTAATGATTCAATATGATACTGATTTTAGAGATAAAAATTCAGCAGGAATTAAAAATAGAAGGTTAGGTCCATATAGTGAAACTTTTGCTGATGCTAAAGAAGATGAATATGGATATCCTGCTAAATTAACAAATAAATTAGAACCTTATACTATAGCGAGGTTTATGTAATGTTTTCTGGATTTAAAGATTTATTAAATTTAAAAAATGAAGTCACAATTACTAAAACTATAGAAACAAATAATGGTATGGGTGGATTAAATACAACTACTAGTTCTGTTGTTTTACCATTGGCTGCTATTTGGCAAAATGATGGTTATGGAGGGAATACACTTATTTCTGGAAAGTATGCTTTAACTAGTACACATGTTTTATGCTTTCCTTATGATGATTATGAATTTAATATAAAGCCGACAAGTGGAACAATTATAGAAACAGTGACTTATGATGGAAATAATTATACTGTTGATGGTTTTGCAGACAATGTTATGAATATGAATGAAATTATTTCCCAAGGTTTACAAAGGATAAGTTAAATGACTAGAATAGATTTGAAAAAAACATGGAATGGAGATATAGTAAAAATAAAAGGTAAAAAAGTTGTAAGTTCATCTACTTATGAAATTGGATTAGTAGTAGAAGGGGAGGCAAAAGAATTATGTGCAAGACGTTATGGTTATTTAGCGGCATCTATAAATACTCAGAGTAAAGAAAAAGGAACTGAATTAGAAAGTCCTACTAAATATGGAATAAAACAAATCATGACTATTGGTGGGGATGTAAGTACTTTTAAAAAAATAACAAAACCTACTGATGATTTAGAAACCGATGTAGGAACGGCTGTTGATTATGCCCCGCATATTGAATGGGGAACTATTAAAATGGATGCTCAACCTTTTTTACGTCCTGCTTTTCAATTAGCACAAGGAAAAGTAATTCCAATAATAAAAGCTAAAGGTAAATATCATTTTGCGGAATTTTTAATTCAGCATGAACAATATTTACAAAGTAAGGGGATATAAATGACAGCTGATCAAGCCATAGCTTATACTTTATTAAATACCTCTTCTATTTCTGCATTAGTTTCCACAAGAATTTATTATGGTTTACGACCTACAACTGATGAATTACCTTCTATTAATTTTTATGATATTGCACATGGCAGAATTAATGGAATCGATAACCCAATATTTTCTATAAATTGCAGAGGGGTTACTGCTAGGGCTGCAAGAGATTTAGGAACATTAGTTTTAATAACACTAGCAGGAACACAAGGACAAGGAGGATATGGAACAGTAATAAATGGTACTAATGAATTAGATTTATATCGAGTTAGTTTGATAAATGACTATGGTTTAACACCAGAGCCAGAAAATAATTGTTATAATTGCCCTATAGATATTAGGGTTATATCAGAAATATAAGGAGAAATAAAAATGGCATATCACCAAAATACAGCAGTTGATAATACTAAATTAATTTTAGGCAACTGTAAAATCGAAACAGCTTCATCAGCATCGGATACTTTTGTAAATTTAGGAGCAGGAATAGTCAATAGTTTTGTATATACACCAACAATGTATGATGTGCAGGCAGGAAATGCTCCTGATCCTATTGAAGGAATTTCCCATGAAGAATGTACTATAGAAGCAGAACTTTTAGAATATGATGCATCTGTATTAAATGCAATTGGATGCGGAATGTTTACTATGCCCTCTGCCACTACAGTTTTATCAACTTTAACAGCCGGTGGAAATCAAACTGTTACTAAAAGAGCATTTAGAATAACAAATACTAGAATGATTTCTGGAGCTACAAAAGAAACTATTATTTTAGTGTATTCAGCATTTTTAAATAGTGGATTAACTATTAATTTTAAATCTGATAATGATGCTGATTCTTTAGCTGTTATGCCCATAACAATAACTGGTAAAGTTGATTCTAGCCTTACTGCTGGTTCTCAATTATTCTCTGTAACTAAGGATCTTTGGACTTAATTTTTTAAAAAGGATAGGAAAAAATGTCAGAAGAAATTGATGATGTAAACGATGAAGTAATAAAAGATTTTGATATTTTAAAACCCCCTTCTAATTATAGAATAATTGGAGGGGAAAAGGTTGATTTGTCTTTTGTTCCAACAGGAATTACTTTTAAAGTTGATAAGTTGATAAGAGTTATTCGAAAGGAGAATAATAAATTAAATGAATTAAAAGAAAAAATAGAAGATTTAATTAATGAAAATAAATCTATAGAAGAAATTGATAATGAAATAGATGAAGTAAATGAAAAGATGTTCAATTATTCTATAGATTTATGTGTTTTATTTTGTTCCTCAGATCATCCTAAGTTAAGTAAGGACTGGTTTTTAAAAAAGACTGATCCAATACAAATTAGAGCAATAGTTGATGAAATAAACAATGCCCTAAGTAAATCTTATGAAGCTGTTGGTAAGTATGGAAAAAACTGATAAGCGGGCAAGATGAAACAGAGGATAAAGAATCTCTTGCCCGCTTATTTGTAACAATGGCTTTATTATTTCCTTGGGCTACTAAGGAATATTTATTATGGAAAATGAGTTTAGGACAAATAATTATGTATCATAATTTAGGTATAGAAATAAAATATCCAACAAATGAAAAGTCTAAACCTTCTGTAGCTAATAAATCTACTAAAGAGGTTTTAAAGATTCGAGATCAATTACGTAAACAATATGGAGCAATAGGCTAATGGCTAATTCTTTAGGTGAGATGGTAGTAAGAATTTTAGGAGATTCTTCTCAATTTGATTCTTCTATAGATAAATCTAAAAAGAATTTTAAGGCTGCTGCTGAATCATTTACTAAAATAGGAAAAAGTTTATCCTTATTTGTTACAGCTCCATTAACCGCATTAGGAGTAGTAGCAATTAAAACTGGAGCCGATTTTGAAATGGCCATGAATAAAGTTCAAGCTATTTCTGGGGCTACAGAAGAACAATTTAAAAAATTAAAAGATCAGGCTAGAGAATTAGGGGCTACTACACAATTTACTGCTAGTCAATCTGCTGATGCTATGTCGTTTTTAGCAATGGCTGGTTTTGATGTAAATAAAATATATGGTGTAATGCCGGATACTTTAAATCTTGCTGCTGCTGCTCAATTAGATATGGGTACTGCTGCTGACATTGTTTCAAATATTATGGCTGGCTTTGGATTAGAAGCTGATGATTTAGGGGAATCAGTAGATATATTAACTAAAGCCTTCACAACATCTAATACAGATTTAAGGCAATTAGGTGAAGCTATGAAATATGCTGGACCTGTTGCTAAATCAGTAGGATTAAGTGTAGCAGAAACAGCAGCAGCAATAGGGCAATTATCTAATGCAGGTATTCAAGGTTCAATGGCTGGAACTGGATTAAGAAGGATATTGTCTGCATTGTTACAGAAGTCGGATGAACTCGGAATAAGCATGTATGATGCTGCTGGTAAAATGAAGCCTTTTGGTGATATAATAGAACAATTAGAAATAAGAGGATTATCAGCAGCTGAATCAATGGAAATATTTGGAGAACGTGGCGGTCCTTCAATGCAAGTATTGCTAGAGTCTGGTAGTGCAAAAATAAAAGAAATGACAAAACTATTAGAAGAGTCCGGAGGTGTTGCCGAAAATATAGCCAATATTCAAATGCGCGGATTAAATGGACAATTAAAAATATTAAGGTCAGTTACTGAAGAAGCCGGGATATCTATTAGTGAGATATTAGCTCCAGCTATAACAGGAATAGTTAGTAAATTAACAGATTTAATAAATTGGTTTAATGGATTAAACGATACTGCAAAAGAAAATATTTTAATTATAGTTGGGGTAGCTGCTGCTATGGGTCCTTTAGCAGTTGGTATTGGTTCAGTTATGAAAGTTTTACCAGCATTAATAACAGCTCTAACAACTGGATTAACTGCAACTGGAGTTGTTGGTTTAGTTATAGTTGCAGTAGCTGCATTAGTATCTGGTATATTAATATTAATCAATACTATAAAAGGTGCTAAAAAAGCTCAAGAAGATCTGAATAAAATTTTAGAGGGAGGAACTACAGGAAGTTGGGCAGATGATTTAAAATTAGTGAATGAAAGAATGGAAAAAGTTACTAAAGAAATTGAAAAATCAAATAGAATGGTTGAAGCCGGGAATAATTATGAAATAACCCATCTAAATCAATTAAAAGAAGAATATGAAGCATTAAATAGAACTAAAATAGAATTAGCAGAAAAACAAAAATGGCAAGCGTTAAATCAACGTGGTCAAGAAGCTATGAATGAGCAAGTCACTAAAGAGACTGTAGCTCAAGATAAAATAAATGAAGCTTTAGAAATAAGGGAAAAAATAACTGAAAAGTATTTAGGAGCTAGGGAAAATGTATTAAGTATTTTGGAAAATGAAAGAACAGAATATGATAAATTAGAAGAAGAAATAAATAGATTAGAAGAAACTCCTTGGGCTCAAGGTCAATTAGAAAATGATCGTTTAGAAGCTATTAAAGTATTAAGACAAAAGCAACAGGAAATTATTGACGAAGAAATAGAATCTGAAAAAGAAAAAAATAAACAGATATTAGAAAATACTCAAAATGCATATCAAGAATTAAATAGTTATTATTTATCTGATTATGAAACACAAATACAATTATTATTAGATAAACAGCAAGCGTTTATTGATTCTGGTGTATCTCAAGCAGATGCATATAGATGGTATACAGATCAAATAACTGTATTAAATGAGCAACAAGCACAAAAAGAATTAGAATCAATAAAAAAAAGAAAAGAATGGTGGAAAGATTTTTATACATCTACATCTTCCGTAGCTAAATCAACTATAGAAGCTATAGGAAAAGATTTATCTAGATTACAGATAGATTGGAAAAATGTAGGAACCGCTGCTATACAATCAATCGGTAGAATTATATCTGCATTGGGAGATGAATTAGCAGCTAAAGCAGCAGCTAGATTAGTAGAGGCTACAGCTGCGGCAGTGAGTATTTTTGGGGCTCCTGCTGCTCCTGGATTATATACATCAGCAGCTATTTTGTCTGGAGGAGCAGCAGCAGCTTGGGCAGCAGGAGCAGCATTACAGAACATGGAAATACTAGGAGATGGTGGTTTAGTTCAACCAAGATCAGGTGGAGTTCCGGCTATATTAGCAGAAAGGGGAGTTCCTGAATTAGTTGTACCTTTAGATAAATTGGATCAAGTTCTAAATAAAGTTTCATACCCAGAAAAAAATAATCAGATGCAGCACACTGTAATTAATTTAGATGGTCAGCCTCTTCTAGATTTAGTGTACCAAGCAACTCAAAATAAAACATTAGTTATAGATTCTGGAGCAATTATATGAGAATAGTATACGAGAATTTTATAGATGATTTAACAGCTAGCTCTTTAACAGCGTCCAGTGAATTAGTAAATAATCCATTAACTAATGTACAAGATGATAGATTAACCGTGAATTGGATAACTGATGATAGTGCTACTGTTCAAACAGCTTTGGTTGAATTAGATATATTTCCAGAACAGCCAGACGATCCATCAGGCGTAACGTACCAGAACGATAATTTTACCGATGCCGATGGGTGCTCAACAGCAAGATGTACTCTGTCGTATAGCA